CTTACAACGTTGACCTATTAAAAAATCAAAAGTAGTAACACTCGGATAATAACTAAATGAATTCCATAACTCAAGATCTTCGAGGTCTTGATGTTCCATCGGTGTGCTATGCACAACACCGCTGTCTCTTCCTTGAATAAAAGCACTGATAGGAAGTCTCCAATAAATTGCACCATTCGTAAGTAAGCAGTGAAACAATAATGCACGCCCGCTAATACTCCCCAAACCGAATACCACACAGTCTTCAGTTTCTCCTTGATGTTTTCGTAAGTCATATAAATATTCCCTTCTTATTTTACAGTATATGGGTGGTATATTAGCATTTAAATAAGACATTTAAAACTATTTAATATCTCCCCAACTACTTCCTTTTTCATAATCAACTTTATTAGGTACTTTCAATTCAACAGCCGATTCCATTATTTCAATAATATCTTCAGCTTGTTTATCAGATGAAACAGAAATATCTACTTCATCATGAATTTGTATATGAGGTATAATACCATTTTCATATAAAGCCACCATAGATTTTTTAGTCATATCAGCAGCAGAACCTTGTATTAATTTATTTAAAGCCTTATAAGTAAATGCACGCTTTAAAGGTTCATCATATTCTTTTCTTGCTTGTTCTAATGGTAATGGTTTAAACACACCAAATTGAACAGGCTGCCACAAATCAAAGTGACATGCTCTTCCACCTAGAGTTCTAATCTTTCCATAATTTTCTGCTCGTCTAGTTACGTTGTCCATTAACTTTTTAACAAAGGGAGCCTTAGTATGATATTGTTTAATTAATTTTTCAGCAGATTCTTTCATCAATCCTAATTCTGCCATTAATTTATTCTTACCCATTCCATACATTAAACCTAAATTAATTGTTTTAGCTTGCTTACGTTCTATACCAGCCATATCAGCAACAACTTGATGGAAATCTGCATCTCCTTGATTGTATGCTTCAACAATTTCATCTACACCTTCTAAGTTTTGTAATTTTGCATAGTGTACTAAAATTCTAGGTTCTTGTTGTGAGTAATCAAATGAACCCCATACATGTTTATCTTCCGGAATAAAAATAGATCTTATCAAAGGTCCCAATTCTGGATGTCTTGCAGGTATTTGTTGTAAGTTTGGATTAGACATTGAAAATCTTCCAGTAACAGTTCCACCATCATCAGATCTAATTTGATTTATGTCAGCATGTATTCTTCCATTAACAGCATGCTTAGTTATAGAATCTATAAATGTAGTATGTGCTTTATTTATTTCTCTTGCATCAGCAATTGATCTTGCCAATTCATGAGGATGATTTTGTAAAAAGTTTTTTGTAAAACTTGGTTCATCACTTTTTTCTGTTCTATCGTATGGTAATTTTAATTTATCAAATGCCTTTGCAATTGACCTAGCAGCATGTATTTCTACGTCTATGCCAGTTAAGTCTTTGATTTTATTGATAATTTTATTTTCTTGAATTATCAAATTTTTCTTTATTTTGTCAGCTTTTTCAAGATCAACCCTTACTCCTTTGAATCTCATATCAACAAGACAAGGAAATAATTTTGTTTCTAAATTAAATACATCCATCAACTCTTGATTATGCATTTCCATATTTAATCTTTGCCAAAGTTTTAAAGTAGACTCAGCATCTCTTTCAGCATATTGACCAACAAACAATGCAGGCAATCTCCACATATCTTTCTTAGGATCTAATCCATAATCTTTAGCTGCTTGTAATAAAACCTTTTCGTCTTTACCAATACCTATGTAATGTTTTGCTAATGTATCTAAACGATAACTCATTCTGTTTTCATCAATTAAAGATGCTGCAATCATAGTATCTACAACCTTACCTTTAACAACTAAGCCAGCAGATCTTAACCAACATGTATCATACATAGCATTATGAAATATAAACTTAGTATCTTGTTGATTGAATAAATCTTGAAGCCAACCTAAAACTAATTTCTTATCTAGATTGCCACCTTGTTCGTGACCTATAGGATAATAACCAGACCAACCTTCAACTGCTAATGAAATACCCGCAATATGACCACGACCAACCACGTTCCCCGATCCGAGTTCAAGTAATTGCGGATCATTGGTTTCTAAATCCACTGCTATTTCTTTATGACCGCGAAGATCTCTTAGTTCTTCAGGCATAACCCATTCAGTATCGGGTGTAAATAAAGGCGCTTGAGTGTTTCTCATTTGTAATCTCTTTCTAATATCATTTCTAAATAATGAATTGCTTTTAGTATATCTTCTTTTTTTCCTTTCAATCTATGTCTACAGATATACTTGATTGCGTTACCTTCCGCAAACGGTAAATTGTTTTCATTAATAAAAATAGAAGGTTGAATCTTCATAGTCTTATAATGTTTACCACCCACTTGTTTAAAAAATGTTTTATTTGACATTTTTTTCTTTCGTAACTTCTTTAAAATATTCTAAAATTTCTTTCGCTGTTCCAGCAGTTGTATGTACGTATTTGCCTAATTTGTAAACAACAAAATAATTATTATTTTTTTCTTTATCTACTTGTTCTATTTTAATCATACTAAATAAGCGCGATCAAAGTTCTTTGGATCTACAATATGTAATTCACGCTTCGCTCTTGTCGCACCTGTATAAAATAAACGATGTAATTCATCAGGGTCTTGACTAAACGTTTCTAAAGCAGCGTTAGTTATATCTTGTAGCAATAAAACCTTATCGGCTTCTCCTCCTTTTGCTCCATGTATTGTTGACATTATTATACGAGGATTTTTATTTATCTTCTCTCCATTCGCCCTCATGTTACGAATGTAGTTCTCGGTGAGGTTATCTAAACCCTCAAACGATTCATACCAAACCTTATCTGTGGTTAATCCATATCTCTCCATGCATTCTTTTAAGCTATACTTTGTTTCAGAATGTAAAGTTTTTCCCTTTCTAAATCCTTCTAATACACTGGCCCCTAAATACTCATATATATTCTTAATTTCTAAACTACTTAAATAGCATCCACCTCTCCAAGATTCCCAATTATATAAGGCTAATAATAGCTTTAAAGGTATAGAATTTTGACCTTTATATTGATAATACCAACCTCTTAATTCACACAATTCTTTAACATCATCTAAAAAGTAATTAGCTGATGATAATACTAACCAGTTACCCTGAGACATATCTACTTGTGTAATATCTGAATATCTTCTTAAAATACCTTCTTCTTGTCTTGGTTTATATTGTTTATCAAATCTATTCTGTACCTTACTAATGATTCTTTGTGATAGTTCATGAATAGGTCCCCCTGGAATACGATAAGACTGTTCTAATGTTTTAATATCATCTACCTCTTCTTTTAATGCTATGAAATGATCTACATCAGCTCCAGCCCATTTAAATATAGCTTGGTCATCATCCCCGGCTATATAAGTCTTCTTTGAATTCTTCCATAAAGTTCTAACCATCTCCCATTGTAATAAAGATAAATCTTGAGCCTCATCAATAAATAATACTTCAAAGCTTGGATTAATATCTTGGGCTATAAAATCTTCTAATAAATCATTAAAGTCTTTTAATCCTTTTTCTTGTTTAAATCTTTTCAGTTCTTCTGAAATTAAATATAAAGTATTACGTTCAATATCTAATAAATTTTTCCTAGAATCATAATACTCTAATAGATCTATTCTCTTAACAGCTGCTGTATTAATAATTGTAAGGTATTCATTATCAGAATTAAATGTACCATCATTATCAGAAAAGTTTGCTGTCTTAATTGGAATACCACATTTTTGTCCGAACTCTTTGTAGTCTTCTGACTTTAACATTTTTTCTTTACTCATACCTAACATTCTAAATGCATAAGAATGTAATGTTCTAAAGTTATATAAATCTGTTTCAGGATCCAATGTAAATTTTTCAGCTGCACGACTTGCTGCTTCTCTTGCTGCTTTCTTAGTAAAAGAAAAATATCCTATTTGTTTAGGTCTTACACCTTGTTGAATAAATTCATCAACCAAATTTAACAACGTTGTTGTCTTTCCTGTTCCCGGTGGTCCTAGTATTATTGTTTTCACGTTTTTTCTTCCTCCTTTCTAAAAAAGAATTCTTAATTAATAGTTTTCTATTTTTATCTTCTAAGAACTCAATTCTCTTTTTAAATATTATATACCAATTAATGCCTACCATCATTAGAAACTATCCTCATGATATTTTACTTTAGACACAGAAGCCTCAACCTTTTTCATAGCTTTGATTTTAATTACTCTAGGTTGTTGATTTTTAATTGCAGGTCTAAACTCTTCTACAAAGCAATCTAATTGAGTTAAATAGTTTCCAGTCTTAATCTTATCATGTTCCCAATTATTCTTTTTACAAAAACTATAAAAGTCTTCTCTTCTGAAATAAGTAAATTGTCTAGTTTCATCTGTGAATGGAAGTTTGTTTAATATATCATCCATAGTTCTTGCACTCTGTCTATTAGTTGTCCAATCTTGTAATAAAGAAGTCATTTCATTTAAAGGATCTAATGATTCTAATGGTTCAACTTCTTGTAAATTATTCATCATTGGTTTTAAAAAATGTTGTTTCCAATCTTTCGGACTTGGTATTGGAATAACTAAATTAGCTTGATCTAAACATGCTAAGGCAAATAATCCTGGCATATAAAGCTGTTCTGTTTTTAATTCTATTCTATTTTCTCCTACATCTAAAAACCATTGTGGTGGTTTAGATGCATACTTAATTAAATTACCAAGTACTGGCATTGCTTCTTCTCCAAAGCCTACACCAAATCTTTTTGTTCTACATAGTCCAGATTGACATACAGAATTAATAGGTGCATCTTTACATCTATATTTGTCATATCCTTTTCTATTTACTGATTTAATAAGTTGTTGAACCTCACTATTACTTAAAGGAGGATTCATATAATCTATATTTGCTTTTACAATTTCATCTTCCCATGAATCAGGATTAGCTTGTTTAAAATAAACTGCGATATTAAATAATCCATTATTTCTAGACCCCTCGCCAAAACCATCTTTAGCAAGTTTGTTTAAGCAAGGAGGTCCATCTTTAAATACTTCTTCTATTTTCTTTTCTTCAATTTTAATTTCTTTGAGATCTTCTTCCTCGCAAGCATAAAGATCATAGAGCTTAAAAAATTCCTCAAGTGTACAACCGGCGCCACTATCGTTGATAGCATATCTTAATCCTTTCATTTCATTGTGGTAGGGTAAGTTCAAAAAATTACCAGTGTCCCCACGTTCCACTAATATTTCTGTTTGCTTAGGAAAGATTTCACATCCTTCATAACCTAACATCTTTGACATCTTCTTTAATGTTCCTTGCATTAAAGACGCTGATATAAATTCTTTTGTAAATAAAAATACATGTGCTCCACCTGATTTAGAACGACATACAATCAAAGGAAGTTTTAATTTTCTTATATTAGTAATTAGATCTAGATGATTAAAATTATACTGATCAATATCTATACATCCCCAACGACAAGTATTGTTTTCTGTAATAGGTATAATACCAAGAGCGGGACCTTCTCCTTTTAAATGTTTCTCCCAAAGATCATCAGTAACATTTCCTCTTACTATAAATGCTTTACCACCTTGTTTACCATTTTCCCCACGATCTCCTTTTTGGTATTGACCATAGG